TTTCCTCTATCTGGAAAGATGGATGGCGATCATCGCCTTGATCTTCTTTTGCTTCCTTTTCTTCTATCAAGGGAAGAAAAGGAAGTAGGGAATCAGGGGCAAAGCCCCCAAATAAGTCCGGTCGGACGTCGGAACATCTGTCGATAACCTCATTCCTCAGCTTACGGACTACAGACTTGGGCCGATTGATGTCGGCGCTCATCCCTTTTCTGTTACGCGGACAAAAGTACGCGAATCCCGAGGGAGCTTCTTTGTGGCCGGAGAGGGCCGAGGCGTAGTCCGAGAGATTCGTACCCTCATGCATGACGTACAAAACGCATCGTATGATCAAAATTTGATTACGTAAGAGGTAGAAAGGCTCTTGTGTCATCAAAATTCGATCACGTGAGAGGTAAAAAAGCTCGTGCGTCATCAAAATTTGATCACTCGCCAGCTTATTGTTGCTCGTGCGTCATCAACTATTCCCCTCAAAAGCAGAAGCCCCAATATCGGAGTAAACAGGCTGATTGTTAGGTGGAAAGGGGTCGATACGCTTTTGATTGCGTCGAGCGTAAAAGGCAGGAAAGTGCGGTCTTAAGCAGAAGTTCAGTTACCAAATCGTCACCTCACTTGGAAGCAGGTAACGACGGTGTAGTGATAGGTAACTGAGGCCGTCTCGCACACGGTTCTTTTGCATTGATATACAGGAATCTGCACAGGTAACGGGCGCTTTGAACCGGGTAATTTTGCCCACAGTTTTCAAAGCGTATGGATGACATGAAAATGAAGGTGTTGCTCTACCTCAAAAAGAGCAGTCGCGACAGGTCGGGCAAGGCGCCGATCATGGGACGGATCACGCTGGGACGTTCCATTGCACAGTTCAGTTGCAAGCTGTCCTGCAATCCCGATTTGTGGAACCCGCGCGAAAGTCGGATGGACGGGAAGAGCCGCGAGGCGGTCGAAGTTAATGGACGATTGGACAACCTCCTTCTTGCAGTTCAGACCTCCTATCAGTCCTTGCTCGCCAAGGGCTCACCATTTGACGCAACGGATATCAAGGAACATTTCCAAGGCAGCGTGCAGAGTCGAACTATGCTATTGGAACGGTTCGACGGCCTGATCGAGGACATGGAGGAGTACGTCGGAGTAGACATCAAAAGAGAGTCTTTGGTCTTGTATCGTCAGACAAGAACGCGATTGCAGCAGTTCATTCGATCGCAATACAACGTCTCCGACTTGACCTTTTCGCAGCTCACGGAGGACTTCATCAAGCAGTTTGAGCAGTTCGCAACCGGAGAGGTTGGGCTGAAACAAAGCACCTGCTACAACATGGTCATCCTTGTCAAAAAGGTCTGCAAGCTGGCGTATCGAGAAGGCGCGGCAGACACCTTGTTATTCGACAATGTGCATGTAGACAAGGGAGACAGTCGACTGCCCAAAGCGCTCGATAGGGAAGCGTTGGACATGTTAAAGGCGCTCTGTTTTGACGGCTGGGAGGCTGACTTGGAGACAGCGCGCGATGTGTTTCTTTTCGCCTGTTACACCGGCGCCGCCTATTACGATCTAATGGCACTGAACCGTGGGCATCTTGTCTGCGACGACGAAGGCGCCCTTTGGCTGAAGTTCAACCGGCAGAAGACGGGTGTCCTCTGCCGTGTAAAGCTGTTGCCCGAGGCCCTTCAACTGATGAACAAATTGCATGATGAATCGAGGGATACGTTGCTTCCTCACATCCATTACATAACCTATCAATCGCATCTGAAAGCCCTCCGACTGCGGGCCGGTATCACGCTGCCCTTCACCACACACACCGCTCGACACACCTTCGCTACGCTCATCACCTTGGAACAGGGCGTGCCCATCGAGACCGTCAGCAAGATGCTTGGACATAGCACAGTACGCATGACCGAGCGATATGCGAAGGTGACACCGCAGAAGTTATTCGAGGAGTTCGATCGCTTAATCGCCTTCACCGAAGATTTGCACCTAACCATTTAACCACAGACCAACATGAGAAGTACATTCAAGATCCTGTTCTACATCAACAGGCAGAAGACAAAAGCAGACGGCAAGACAGCCATCTTTTGCCGCGTCACTATCGATGGTAGGAGCACAGCTATTACCACAGGTGAGGAATGTCTGCCGGCCGAATGGAACAGCAGACAGGGGACAGCCGGCGAAAAGAAAATCAACCAACGCCTCGCAGCGTTCAAGGAGCTTGTGGAAAAGACTTACGCGGAAATGCTCACGAAGGACGGCGTGGTCAGTGCAGAACTCCTCAAGAATCGTTTGCAGGGTGTTGCGGCCACTCCAACCACCCTTTTGGCCATGAGCGAGGCAGAACTGCAATCCGTTAAGGCATGCGTGGGCAAGTCAAAGGCTGAAAGCACCTACCAAAACCTGATCTATTCGGACAAGCTGCTTCGGGCGTTCATGAAGGAAAACGGAGGGCGAGACATCCCCCTCGCAGGCATTACGGAAGATCTGTTCGAGGACTTCCGCTTCTTTCTCAAAAAACGCGGTTTGGCGGCATCGACCATGAACAAGCACCTCTGCCGATTGAGTCGATTGATGTATCGTGCGGTAGACTTGAAAGTCATCCGCTGCTATCCTTTTGAGGATGTTGCCTACGAAAAGAAGGAACGGAAGATTCGCTTCTTGCAAAAGAGCGATGTGGCCAAACTCATGGCGCTGAAAGTGAACGACAGGGAAGCAGAACAGGCCCGACAGATGTTTCTCTTCTCTTGCTTCACCGGACTGGCCATTGTAGACATGGAGCGATTGAAGTTCTCGCATATCCAAACGTCGGCCGACGGTAGGAGATATATCCGTAAGGAGAGGCAGAAAACGAAAGTGGAGTCCCTCGTGCCATTACATCCGATCGCGGAGGAGATCCTTAGCAGATGCCGAGAGGAACAAACGGTGAAAAAGAAAGGTGACGACCTTGTTTTTCCACACGATTGCAGTCGTAGTGTGATGAATAACAAACTGAGCACCGTGGGTAAAGCCTGTGGCGTCAGGCAACGAATCTCTTTCCATATGGCGCGCCACACGTTCGGAACCCTGTCGCTCAGCGCAGGCATCCCGATAGAGAGCATCGCCAAGATGATGGGGCATGCGTCCATATCCAGCACGCAGATCTATGCGCAGGTTACGGACAAAAAGATCTCGGAGGATATGGACAAGCTGATCTAAAAGCAACAAGCGGCTTCAGAGTGATTCCTATACGGCCGCCCTAACATGCCTTTTTTCCTTTCACCGAATAGATCTTACTACGCAACTACAACGGGGCCTAACAGATTGACAAAATAGAAGTTAGAATGTTGTAGAAGCCCGAAATCCTTTATGCTACCTTCCCAACTACATAACACGATACGAGAGGGCTCTGCACAATCTACATACCCTCCTCATTCCTTTTCGGAGTCATTTTTTTAGAGTGTCGATAAGGTGAGTTGAGAGCCCTTTGAGGGGTTTCCTTTCTCCCTTCCGAGCCTCGCTTGGGGTTCGGAAGGAGAAAGTTTTCAGCACTATAATGAATCGTATAAATTAACCGAATAGGTAGAAAAGCTAAGAGGAGGAATGGGGTGTGCGAAAGTACATTCAGGCATCTGTGTATTTGTTTATGCGAAGAGGTCCTATTTTTCTCCCCCCTCTTGTCGGATTACCGCTTCCCTCCTCCCTTGTATAGTCAATAAAAAATGGATTGCGAATTGATTACGCGGAAGTTCAGAGTTAGAAGCGACTCCAACTCGCGTCCGATAAGACGCGATGTTGTCAAAGGATTTGAGCACCGCGTCTCGAAATTCATGTTTTGTCCGATAGAACTTCGTGTTGATGATCTCCTTTCGGAGGAATTTCCACAGTCGCTCGATCAGGTTTAAATTCAGAGAATAGGACGGTAGGAAGATCTACTTGATTTTCGTGCCTTTCACCCACTCTCGAAGCTTTTTACTCAGGTAATAGCGTGCATTATCTGTGATGATGTAGATACTTTCAGCCTCAGGGAGCTTCTCCAAAGCTACCTTGTAAAGGGCGATGGCGGAATCGGTATCGACACTCGGACACTCATGGGCTATGACCTCTGTCACATCATGCGCATTAAGTAGTCCGTTTTTCCTCGAACGTAAAGATCCTTGTACCGATAGACGGTAGCGACGTCTATGCTCAAACTTTGGGCAACC